CTGTTAATAATGCATTATTTGTTGGTTCAACAGCAGAGTTGTCAAAATTACTAAAAGCAAATAAAGCAGAACAGGAAGAAACTAAATAATTAAAAAAGACCATGCCAGTAAAAGCCGGTATAACGACTGCCACGCCAGTAATCAATATTACAATACCTCAAAAAGCTAATTTTGAGGAGGTTTTTACATATACTAATGATTCCAATGCAGCATATGATCTTACTGGTTATGGTGTAACTGCTGCTTTAAGAAAGCATGTTGGAGCAGCTGCATCTGTTGGTTTTAGTTATGTTGGAATTGCTTCTTCTGCTGCGGGTCAAGTTAAAGTTTCAATGAGTTCTTCTGTTACTGGTATTATCACTGAAGGACGATATGATTATGATGTACGATTAACAACTGCCGATGGTCTTACTGAAGTAAGATTAGTAGAAGGAATGGCTCTTGTTACTGCTGGCGTATCTTAGTAAAATATTAATATTTCATAAATATAAAAAGGAATACTAGTCGATCCCAATGAAATCGCATAAAATCGCTGAAGGACTTTTGTCTAAAGCTGTTGAAAGAATTAGAGATAAGAGAGATCAGATTGGTGAAGAGTCTGTGAAAATTGATGATTTTGCAGGTAATGCTGCTTATGAGTTTATTGATATAATTAAACCTGAACCAATTAAAATTCCACAATCACGTATCAAATTTATTGAACAAGAAATTAAAGAGCATTTGGAAGAAGCGTCAAGACTTCCAACAAGGACAGGAAATATTGTTTGTGTATATTTGGGCTGGAGAGGAAAGAATTACAGCATAAGAATCTTTTTCCCTAGTCTGAAAACCCCATCACGCAGAGATGTCCAGGATCAGTTACAGAAAATCTATCCCGGTGCAAAACTCTGGAATTACCAAGTATCGGACTATGAACCCGGAGAACCCCTCCTCCAAGCAGGAGGAGCACAATAAAGAAATCGAAGAATTGAAAAAGAAAGCAGAGAATTTACAAAGAATTTTAGATATGACAAGAAAAACTATTGAACACGATAAAAAGCATTTATTTGGAGAAATGATGTAGAAGATTTATTATGGCTGAAGAATATTATCTAGGTAATCCGTTATTAAAAAAAGCAAATACTCCCATTGAGTTTACTCAAGATCAGGTTCTTGAGTTTATGAGATGTAAGGAGGATCCTGTTTATTTTGCTAAGAAGCATATAAAAATTGTAAGTCTGGATGAAGGACTGACAGATTTTAAACCTTATCATTTTCAAGAGAAATTAATTCAAAGATTCCATGATAATAGATTTAACATCTGTAAGATGCCAAGGCAGACGGGTAAGTCAACAACTGTTGTCGCTTATCTTCTTCACTATGCCGTTTTTAACGATAGCACTAATATCGGCATCCTCGCCAACAAAGCGGCAACTGCAAGAGAATTATTGGGTAGGTTACAAACGGCATACGAGAACTTACCTAAATGGATGCAGCAAGGTATAATATCATGGAACAAAGGATCATTGGAGTTAGAGAATGGCAGTAAGATATTGGCAGCTTCTACATCTGCGTCTGCTGTCCGAGGTATGTCGTTTAACATCCTCTTTCTCGACGAATTCGCGTTTGTCCCAAATCACATTGCTGAGTCGTTCTTTGCCTCTGTTTATCCTACTATTACTTCTGGTAAATCAACGAAAGTCATAATGGTTTCTACCCCTCACGGGATGAACCATTTCTATAGATATTGGCATGATGCAGAAAGAAGAAAGAATGAATATATTCCTACAGATGTTCATTGGTCTGAAGTGCCAGGGAGAGATGATGTTTGGAGAGAACAAACTATTGCAAACACTTCTGAACAACAGTTTAAAGTTGAGTTTGAATGTGAGTTCTTAGGATCTGTTGATACTCTTATTGCTCCTAGTAAATTAAGAACATTAGTATATGATGCTCCTATTCAACAAAATGCAGGATTGGATGTGTATAAAGAAGTTGAAAAGGATCATGATTATATAATTACAGTCGATGTTGCTAGAGGTGTTAGTGAAGATTATTCCGCATTTATTGTTTTTGATATAACAGAATTTCCTCATAAAGTTGTAGCGAAGTATCGAAATAATGAAATAAAACCTATGCTATTTCCTAATGTCATCTATGATGTAGCGAAGGGTTATAATAGTGCATATATTCTTTGTGAGGTCAATGATATTGGGGATCAGGTGGCATCTTTGCTTCATTATGACTTGGAGTATCAAAATGTTCTTATGTCATCTATGAGAGGTAGAGCAGGTCAAGTTGTTGGTCAAGGATTTTCTGGTAAAAAGACTCAATTGGGAGTTAAGATGTCCAAAACTGTTAAAAAAGTTGGGGCATTAAATCTCAAGACAATAATCGAATCGGACAAATTAATATTCAGTGATTATGAGATTATTAGTGAACTTACCACGTTTATTGAAAAGAGTAATTCATTCCAAGCAGAAGAAGGGTGTAATGATGACCTTGCAATGTGTTTGGTCATTTATGCTTGGTTAGTACAACAAGATTATTTTAAAGAACTTACCGATCAAGATGTAAGGAAAAGATTATATGAAGAGCAAAAAAATCAAATAGAACAAGATATGGCTCCGTTTGGTTTTATTGAAACGGGATTAGAAACAGAAAGTTTTGTTGATGCTGATGGGGATCGTTGGCATGTTGATGAATATGGGGATAAAGGTGGTGGTATGAATTATATGTGGGACTATTTGTAAACATGCATTTTAATAAATAATTTTTAGATAACTGAGAATTACGGGGAAAAACATGGCGACTCCACAATTATCTCCTGGTGTACTGGTAAGGGAGGTTGACTTAACTGTAGGGAGAGCTGATAATGTACTTGATAATATTGGAGGCATTGCGGGTCCTTTTCCGATTGGACCTGTAAACGATCCAATTGACATCACAACTGAACAAGAATTAATTACCACTTTTGGTAAACCTCTTTCAACAGACTCACAATACGAGTATTGGATGACTGCTGCATCCTATCTTTCTTATGGTGGAGTCCTGAAAGTTGTTAGGACCAGCGCAGATGACCTGAATAATGCAAATGCTGGCGTTGGTAGTGTATTTACTACTCTTAAGATTGAGAATTATGATGATTATCTAGAGAATCATAGCGATATAAAGGATAATAATTATACGTGGGCAGCTAAAAACCCCGGATCTTGGGGTAATGGAATGAAGGTTTGCTTCATTGACGACTTGGCGGACCAAACACTTGGTATTACCACTAATAGTATTCATGATCTGGGAGCATATGTTGGATATGGTGTTACGGCAGATATTAGCGGCGTAACGATTCCTGGTGAGGGCACAACTTCCACGTTTACTGGATATATAAAAGGAATTGTTACTGGTCTTACAACTGCAGTAGGTGCTGGCCAGACAAATAATACGATTGATGTTAAGATTGTTTCTCGTGTAGATACATCTACTATTGGTGTTACAACAGAAACGAAGATTGATTATGCAGAAGGTACAGAATTTGCATCCTTTATTAGTGGAAAGGAGCTTACATTTGTAGATAATGCTGGTATCAATACTGGTGGCTCTGCATTAAATAAATATGCGTTGACAGCACCTGATGTTAAAGACTGGTACGATGAACAAAAACTTGGGTTAACTAATTCAATAATTTACTGGAAGTCAATCGCACCCAAACCTACATCTAACAAGTATGTTCTTGATAGGGAAGGAAAGAATGATGCTCTTCACGTATGTATTGTTGATGACCTAGGAACTATTACCGGCAATCAAGGAACTATTCTTGAGAAGCACGTAAGTCTTTCTAAAGCAAAAGATGCTATTTCTGCAGTAAATTCTCCACAGAAGATTTGGTACGAACAGTACCTTGCAGATTTCTCAGAAGAAGTTTATGCAGGAAGTAATCCTGGCCAGGCGGAAGATGTTTATTGGTCTACAACTCCTAGAGCAACTGGATTTACTACTGCTTTAGGTACTGCTGAGTCATATGTTGGAGTTAGTACTGCAGATGGTCTCTGGGGTCTTGATGCACAAGGCGTAACATATAGTTCAATTGGCAACAAAACTTATAGTCTTAGTGGTGGAGAAGATTACACTACTGGCACTAATGGTATGACTGCCACACTAGGTGCTCTACAAACTTCTTATGATAAGTTGAGCAACAAAGATGAAGTTGCAATGGATTACCTTATTATGGGCCCAGGTTTGAGTTCGGAAACTGAATCTCAAGCAAAGGCACAACATCTCCTCTCTATTGCAAATAGCAGAAAAGATTGTGTTGCAACTATTGGAGCACACAGAGCAAACCTTGTTGGAGTAACTAACACTACTACTCAGACAGATAATTTGATTAAATACTTTAGTTCACTATCATCCACATCTTATGGAATCTTTGATAGTGGCTATAAGTATACATATGATCGCTTTAATAACAAGTTCCGCTACATCCCATGTAATGGAGACATTGCTGGTTTAATGTGTCGTACAAATATTATTGCTTATCCTTGGTTCTCACCTGCAGGTCAACAGCGTGGTATTATTAACAACGCCGTTAAACTTGCATATAACCCAAACAAGGCACAAAGAGATCAACTTTATCCTTTGAGGATCAACTCAGTTGTTACTCAACCAGGAATTGGAACACTTCTCTTTGGTGACAAAACTGCCCTTGGATATGCATCTGCATTTGATAGAATTAACGTTCGCCGCTTGTTCCTCACTGTAGAGCAAGCATTGCAGAAAGCAGCAGAAGCTCAACTCTTTGAATTGAATGATGAGTTAACAAGAGCAAACTTTAAGAACATTGTTGAACCTTATCTTC